AGAATTGATACTGATTATGTGCGTCTGATAATTGGACTGTTTCTAAACTTGCTTGTGTTTCTGCGTTATCGTTAAAGCTTAAAATAAACTTACCAGCGTTACTTGTTCCGCTAAACTTTTGTTTAATCTTGCCTTCGATTATTTCTCTTTCTTCTTCGTCTGGTACTCCGTTATTGAAGTTAATCAGCATAGAAGGGGCAAGTCCATTCTTGATATTATTAATATGATAGTTAGAAATTTCTTCTTCTAATTCAGCATACTGAAGTCCACCTTGATAATCTACTGGTGAATAATAATAAAAACCAGCACGATAAGGTTTAACACAAAGAATTTCTATTTCATCGTTAGAAGTACCAAATGCACTAAATCGCATTGGCTTATCACTTGGCTTAATTTTAGACCAATCATTAAAATAATAGTAAGCATCTATTTCGCCTTCTTCGTTTGCTTTACCTACTCTTAAAGTTTCAATAGGAAAATGTGCTACTTCTATGATTCTTTTGTGTGGCTTGTCGTAAACTACCTGCATAGCACATTGCCCCATCAGTTTTAAGTCATAAGCTAATTTTCTTACGCAGTCATCAGTAAACAAAGACTTCATCATTGCGTATTCTTCTAACTTTGTGTTAGAATCCGTAGCATCTAATCCCCTTCCGAAAATCATTTGACTAATTCCGTTAATAGCAGCGTTATTAGTCGGTGATGCGTTGTACAAATCAATCAAATACTGATAGTAATTGTTGTCATCACCATAAGACACCCATTCGTCTTTCTTGTTTTCAGAAATCTTGGGGGCAGTATAAGATGCTAATTCAACTATTTTAATGCTCATAATATGATATAATCGTTATCGTATGAATTTTCGGTAGTATATTGTCCTTCGTTTACCGTATAATTTGCAATAGTTTGGTCTGTGCAAAATATCTTATCCTTGTAAATAACATCACTACCAAATTTACAAGTCATATCGTAAAATCTATTTTCTACTAACGCCAAAGTTAAATCAAAAGTCATATAATCACCACTTGTAGAAGTAGCGACTGAATATGTAGTACTTTCATTTGTACTATTATCCCTTAAAATTACATCTATATTTGCTTGATATTCTCTTGGAATAATTTTAAGCGTTTGTGCAGATGTACTTGTCGTTAGAATCTTCATACTTATAAAACGAATTTATTTTGAATTTTGCATTAAGAGCAAAAAAAAAGCCACCTAATTAAAGATGGCTTCAATTTATCGGTTAGATTAATTATGGTGCAATTTGAGTAGCACTTGCGTTACCAGTTACTACGGAAGAAGCAACAAAGTAAGCAGGAAGTGTTTCTTGTGCAGAGAATACTAAAGTAAATCCACTTAAATCACCCATAGCAGCACCAGTTACGATAGTACCACCAGATACATCAGCACCGTGAACCGCACCTACCAAGAAGTAGTTTCCGTTATAATCCTCAACAAAAATATGTGGTCTTGCTTTTGCAATAGTTATGATTTCTTGTTGTGTTGCTAAATCTAATTTAGTCAAGGTTAGATTCAAGGTTTGCTCATAGAAAGTAGTTCCGTTTTCACGACTACTTGTAATCGCTTGTTCAAGGTTAGAATTACCCTTTACATCATATTGGAATAAGTCAGGTGTTCCGCTAATTGCAGTTACTTCACCAGAAGTTACGGTCAATGTTCCCAAAGTACCATAATCTGCCAAATAAACCGCCTTAATGCCACCTACTGAATCCTTGCAAGGCAATTCACGACCAGTTGTTAAATTACACGCCATTTGTTTTATGTTTTAAATAAAAAAGGGTGGGCAGTTGCGCCCACCCCTTTCTATGATTAATAAATAATAAATTAAGAATAAAGAACGATGTCAGAACCAATTCCGTACTGAACGCCTGAAGTAAAGCGCATAATAGCACGAACATTCTGGCTTCCATCAAGGTCGCCCATATCTAACAACTTAACTTCGTTGTGGTCAGAAAGTAGACCAGTACCAAAGTAAAGGTTAGATTTTTGAGCAGCCATCATAGTGTCATCAGCAAGTCCGTTAGCAACAAACAAAGAAACACCATCGAAAGACAATGCTTGTCCATTGAACCAAGTTGTACCTTGATTCCCAAGACCATTGTTTGAAGTAGCAGCTACGCTGAAACCGCCGAGTGCGCGAACATAAGCACGAGCGACATTCTGTGGCACATAGATGTACAAGTCTTCTTTTCCGTAAAGTGCAGATGGAATAGCATCCACAACTTTTCCAAGTTCAGCGATAACATTAGAAGCAGTTACAGTAGTACCAACTACATCGATAACATCAGAATCGGCAGTAGCCAAAGTAACGAAACCATCAAATTCACCAGCAGTAGCGTTAGTTCCACCCCAGATAGTTTGTTCGGTCTTTTCAGCAACTTTAGCAGCTACATAAGAAATTAGATAATCAGAGAAAGAAGGTGGTAGGTTGTCAAAAGCACCAACACCCATTTCCATTGCTTCCCAGTCAGAACGGAAATCTTTTTTACAAAGAGTAAGGTTTACTTGAAATTCTTCAGGTTGAAGGATACGCTCGGTCAATGTGATAACATCGTCAGAAGATGAGAAATCACAAGATGCGTTAGCCACAACTGAATCCAAAGCCATTTTCTTGATGACTTCTTTGTATTTAACATTAGGTTTAACGGTAATACCACCATTAGCGATAGTATTTCCACTCAATAACGCTGCTGCGATGTATTCACCAGCAAATTCACCAGCGTATGTTGTAGTAATTGAAGTTACACTTCCACTTGTTGCCATTTTTTTATTGTTTTAAATTAATTACTTATTTGAAATTTTTGATAATACTCTATCAAAGGTTGTTAATGTTCTATTTTGTGAAAATTGAATTTTCTTCTTTTCACTTTTTACTTCAGGTGTGTGTTTGAAGGCTTTAGATAGTTGTTGTTCTACAACTTCTTCTTCGGCTTTAACTTCTACTTCAGCAACTTCCTCAACAGAAAGTTTTGCTTCAAGTTCACTTACCTTATTTTGTAATTCCTCAATCAAAGGATTTACGCTTGAAAGAATTGCTTCTACAAGTTCGCTTTTTTGTTCTTCAGAAAAATGTGTTTCAACGATATTGCTTTCTACCACTTTTTTAGGTTCGGCAACTTCGCTCATTTCTTCTTCTACAACTTCTTCTTCTACAACATCTTCCACTACTTCTTCTTTAGCAGATTCAATTGCAGCGATTACACCTTCTTCTTCTACAACAAGCATAGAACCATCTTCCATTTGATACTCTCCGATAGGCATAGGAATACGCTCATCTTCGGTAACGATAAATACTGGCTGCCCTTCTGCAAATTCATCAGCAGAAATAACAGTACCATTATCTAACTTGCGGTCTTCAAGTTCAACACGAGTATTAAGAAGCGTTTGGATGCGCTTTAACATTTCGGTTGTTTTCATAGATACTTATTTAATTATTAAACGATTTATGTTTTTATTTTGCATTTTTAAATTATTTCATTAATTTTTTTAAGCGTTCAATTTCCATAACATTATCCTTAATTTGGTCAATTAAATCAAGGGCGACTTGATATTCTTTATACATATCTGTTGCCAAAGGATTAATGTCAATATCTTTTGCTTTTTTAGAAAAATCATCCCAAGCAGCATTTATATCTTTTTCTAAACCTTGTGGCGATTTACTATAATCTGATTTATTGGCTTGTGAATAAATTGCTTCTGCCTTTTGAAATTGTTGAACTTGTTTTTGTGTTGCTTTTAAATTCCCTTTAATAATTGGCATAAATGATGAAATTTTTGCCAAATCTACTTCGTGATTCTTTAACGCTACTTTAGCGATTCTTTCGTTTACTCTTTTTTCTGTGTTCATTTTGTTTTATTTTAAGTTTATATAAGATTAAAAATACCTTTGTGTGCGTTGGATGAAAAATATAATATCCCAAACTTTAGCAGTACCACCATCGGCAGTTATTTTAAGTGTAGCGCCATTAGAAACAAAATCACTATCGGCATAAAATTGGAACATAGTGTGAAAGTTTTGTTCTGTATTGTTGCCTTTGTAAAATCCTAAAGATTTATTGATTCTTTCGTAACCAGTTAATGCCCCATTGACTAATTGAAAGTCTAAATGTGTAGAATTGGTATTAGCGGCACTTGCTTTAAAAACCACAGTAACCATATAAGTATCGTTTTCATTCTCTGCGGTTAGTTTTTGTGTAACTGGATTAAAAAAATCATATCCTTCAGGACTTCTTGTAATTGTATTAGCGTTGTTAGGTAAGGTAACTTGTACACCATCTACTAAAGAAAGTTTATTAGACGAAGTATACTGATTATCGTCATATCTTGCCCATCCTAATTGTGAATGTTCTGATAATTGCGAAGCGGTTACTTTTTTAGTTACGCTATTATTTACAATAGGCAAAACATCACCAGAAGCTAATGTCGTTGTTGAAATTAAATTACTTATTTTTAAATCTGCCATTTTATATATTTTTAACAGTTATCTAATTCTGTTAATAGTTCAATAGTTTCGTCTTGGTTTTCAAAATTATCTGCCCTACCTATCAAAGCCGACACATAAGAAATAACCGAAGTAATACTAATTAATAAACCATCCCCATTTTCTTGTAGGATTTTAAAGCCATCTTCTTGTAGTAAATAATCTTTGTCTTGAACTACCGATACCCTTGTTATTCCTATTCCTTGCGCCCATAAACTACCATCACAACACTCAATAGAATATGTGTTAGTGTCCTTGCAATAACACGCCTTACTCATTGTCGATTTGTTTTAGTTTTCTTTGCGCCCATTCTATTCCTTCTTTACCGCCCCAAGCCAAAATCATTAGTTTAGCACAACCATCACCTAATTCTTTATTGTCATATTGCAAGTGCCGAGCAAAGGCAGCCATTCTCGCTATGGTTTCTCTTGTGATGTTTTCACCTTTAGCCAACTGATTTGCCCTTTGTTTTCCTACGGGTGTACCACAACTTCCCCAGCCATTCTTCTCCGCCCATTCTAACGCCCTTTTAGCGTTGTTTCTTGCAGCTTGGGGATAGTCGTTATAAGATTCAAGTTCGTATCTTAAAAGCGCTTGTTTTATCTCTAATAGTTTAAGACCTGCTTCAACTTCTTTTTTTAATTCTTCTTCTCTTTCTTTTTCAGCAAAAAAACCTTCAATAGAAAAACCTTTAACTACACCAGTCTTTACATAATCATTCCAGACTTCTTCGTTGTCTACTTTAACGCTTCCCATCCAAGTACCTACTGGTACATCCATTCCGTAAAATGCCGACTTGTCTTTTTCTTTGTCTTCTACTATCCAAGATTCAACCAAAGTAAGTCCATCTATTTTGTATAAATGTTCAAAGGTTGAATTATGCTGATTGCCTTTTTGTAAGAATAATTCTGAAGCCTTACGGATTGTCTTTTTAGTAAAATAAATATAATATTCATCGTTCTTATCCTTTCTGTAAATTGCTTTATTAGGAATAAGTAACGCACCCATTAAGATTCTTTTGTCTTTATCTACTTCTTGAAATTTGTATTCCTTCTTTTGATTAAGAGCAATAAAGTTTTCTTCTATGGCTGGATGCTCAACAATACTAATGGCATCGATACCATTTTCTTGTTCTTCATCTATTATCAATTCTATGATTCTATGCATATCTATTAAACGATTAAATTTTTAATTTTGTGTTTTAAGGTTTGGTACAAACCAAATTATCCTAAAGTAGCACTTTCAACAATGTTTCTATCTAAACTTTGTGCGGTACTTACTTCGTTACTCACTACATACGCCTTAACTGGTTGTGAACTTTGGTCTGCTAATAATCCAGCTAATTGATTTGTACCACCTGCGCCTATGATGTTAAATTGTGGTGCTTGTGGTTGCGCTGGGGCAGGACTTGAAATACTTGCAGTTCTTCCTCCACCAACACTACTTGCTTTTGGTTTTGGTATTTTAGTGCTTAAAATATTTTGAACATTCGCCAAACCTGTGGCAACAACACCAACAGCAGCGATAGCACCAGCAATACCACCTTGTGCGATTGCTTTGTTTGCCCCTACATAAGTATCTATAATCGCTTGTGCTATACCAATAGCCTTTTGCGCTTCTGCGTTTTCACCAGCTAATGCGCTAATTCCATTTAATGCACCACTAACCGCCCCAAGTAATTCTAATTCACTTGCAGCTTCTTCTTCATTTAGTTTTTTCTTTGCATCAGACAAAGCAGTATCGGCATCGATGTTTGCTTGTCGTGATTGTTCCATAAATTCGTCTAACGCTATTTGTGCATCTACTTTGGCTTGTGTACCAGCATTGGCGTTATCTATTATAGCTTGAAGTCTTGCTTGTTCTTGCTCTTGCTCTAAAAGGGCAATTTCTTTTAACCTTTCAAGTTTTAAAATTTCATTATCAATTTGTTCGGCATTAAATCTTTCTCGCTCAAAGGCTAATCTACTTTCACTTTCTAATTTAGAATTTATAAGTTCATTTTCTTCTCTATCAAGTGCTAAATCATTTGCTTTTTGTTCAGACCTTAATCCTTCTATTTGTGCCAATACTCCCTCCCTGTTAGCTAAAGCGTCTGTTAGCTTAACTTGGTTTTCAATAGATTTATTTTTGGCTAAATCAGCTTGTGCAGATGCTATTTGCGCTTCTGCTTGTTTTAGCATTGCTACTTCTTGTTCGGCTAATACTTGTAAAAGGTCATCATTGGCTTTTCTTCTTTCCTCTATGCTAAATCTTTCGTCATCACGAATTTGTCGTAGTTGTTCGGCTTGTCTATCGTATTGTTCAACTAATCTACTTTGTTGAGCAGCTGCTAATTGTGCATTATTAGCAAGTTGTACATTTGCAGCAGCAGTTTTGATAGTTTCTGTCGCGTAATTTTTTATTTTTTCTGTTACGGTATCAAAACTATCATCTACACCAGTGATAACATCTACGGTTTGTTTACCAGCTTCTTTAATTGTGTCAAAAGCTGCGCTAAATTCACCTTTAACTAATTGTCCTATGGCTTTACCAGCTAAACCTAATACTTCAACTAATTGTTCAAACCTAACTACAATACCATCATAAAGACTTTTACCAAAGTTTTGAATTGTTTCTAAAGGATTTTCAAAAATGGCTTTAAAAGTATTTACAACTGGTTCTGTATTGTTTACTATAAAACCTACAAAATCATTAAAAGCAATACTTACCGCTTCGAAAGCAGTATTAAAGAAATCAGCAGCCTTTTGATTCTGCATAAATATTTCTGATAACTTTGCAAATGCTGCAACAGCTAAACCAATACC